ACTCGACCCGAAGGAGATCTTCTCTACGAACCTCAAGGCGCTCGAGGGAGCGGACCTGGTCGTCTGCAACCTGGACGGCGCCGACGTCGACTCGGGCACCGCGTGGGAGATCGGCTACGCGGTCGCGCGAGGAAAGTCGATCATCGGCCTGCGGACCGACTTCCGGAAGAGCGAGCTCGGGCTGCCGGTGAACCTCATGGTCGCCGAGAGCGTCTTTCTCGTGGATAGCCTCGAGAAGCTCGGGCGCGCCGTCGAAGCATTCATAGAAAACACACCTGACCGCGGCTGAGTCGCACGCTCTCTCACGTTTCCTTATAACTACTTGGAATCATTGGTCTTTTACGATTGCCTCTTGACCCACGGGTTTCCAACATGTCAAGATGACGCTCATGAACGAGACGCGAGTGAAGAAGACCGTATTGCCGCCATGGTCGGCCCGGACCTGCGTGCTGGCGCCGCTTCGCGGCGTGGTTGTCGAGAAGGTTGACCTGGGGACGTCGACCTTCAGGTGGATCATGTATAGGCTCGAGACCGAGTCCACTTCGGCTCGGACGATTCCGGCTCCGCGGGGCGCGTCGTGAGCGCGAACCGAAAGACCCACAGCGCCCCGAACTGGGTGCTCTCCCTCAGCAAGACGACGCTCGCCGACCTCGTCTGGTCGCTCGCCGCCCAGCACGGGTCCTGCCAGAGCTGCGACGACCCCTACGAGGTCGCCCGGGTCATGCGTGAGGTTGCCGCTGGAGAAAACGTCAGCAAGAGCGACATGTGCACGATCGACCGGTGGGTCTCGGCGCACGAGCTGCTCGCGGAGAGCGACGCTGCGAGCAAGGAAACCAAGAGCGTGTCTCTGCCGTCGAACGACAAGACGCAGTCCAAGTGGGACGAGGGCAAGTTCGAACCGTCTCCGGTCGAAGCTGGCTATCCGAGCTGGAGGCAGTCGTGAAGCTCAGCAAGGCCGAGAGGGCGCACCTCGAGCGTCTGTTGGTGCACACCTTCAACGGCAAGAGGATCGTGTCCAGTAACGTCACGACCAACGCCACGCAGACCCGCCACCACGTGCTCTGCCAGCTCGAGAGAAAGGGCGCCGTCACGTTCGAGGACGACGCGGGGCCGCTCTCGCAGGCCTTCGGCGTGCGCTTCTGGCACGTGAGGCCCACGGACGCCGGCCTCAGGCTCTTGGAGGAGACCCCGCAAACCGACGGTTTGCGGGGTTCGCTGCGCTCATGAGCGGCCGGTCGGGAAAGGCCATCGCCAGCCACACGCCGCTCATCGCGGTTGGGAAAAATACGTTCGCCTTGACTCCGAGTCAGATGATGCTCGTCCGACGTGCGAAGATGACCGGCGGCGCGACGGGTCTCTCGGACAAGGAGCTGAAGAGCGCGGAGAAGCTCCAGGCGATCGGCGCTGGGCGAGTCGAAGGCCAGTCGCTTTCCGTACACGAGGTGGTGGAGATCCTCCAGATTGGACGGTCGCCGTGAGCTGCAGGCAGCGGTTCATATGGGCAGTCGCCGATCTCCATGAACCGCTGCACGCGATCGTCGAAGAGCAGATCGCAACGACGCAGGAAGCTTTCTGCGGCGCATCGCCCGAAGGATTGTGGGGCCGAGCGATGACCGAAGAGATCGACGGCTGGTGGCTTTATGGGCTCGTGAATCATGGCGAGAAGCGCCCCGGACGACCCAAGTGCAAACGCTGTCTCGCTGAGACTGCAGAGTGCGTCGACGAGTCGCGCGCTGGCATACGGTGGGCTGAGAAACAACCATGAGTAGGAGAGAGACGATGGCCGAGGAGCGCTGGGTCGTGCGCGTCCTCAACACGGCGAGCACCCTCTTCGAGACCGGAGTCAGCGTCGTCGAAGAGTACTACTCCAAGGGCGAGAGGGGCGAGGCCGAGGCCAGAGACCGCTACGTCGGCCTGTTCCGTGCCCACAAGAACAAGACGCTGTCCGTCCGGAGAGCGGGACAGGGGCGCTACCGGGTGGTGGAGAGCGAACATATGGGCCTGTCTCCGTACCCGCGCCGGTGGCGGTCGTACGAGCCTCACACGCTCTCGGACGGGCGCGTGGTCATGGGGTGGGTGGTGTACGTCGAGGACGACGTTCTCTCAGAGAAGCGTGCGATCTCGTTCGATCCCGACCCGACTGGAGCGAAGCGGAAGGAGTCCCCGCAAACCGCAGGTTTGCGGGACGATAAGTACTAACGTGACCATCTACATCCTTCATATCGAACCGCCTCTCAGACGTGCCCGTCATTATGTCGGGTGGACGAAGGACGAGGATCCTTCGCGCCGCGTACGCGAGCACCTGGAGCAGAAGGGTAGGAGTAAGATCATCGATGCGGCTCTGGCGAGCGGAAGGACGATAACTCACGTCGCCACGCTGCCAGGAGATCAGTCGGAAGAAAGGCGCCTAAAGAGCATGCACGGCACGTCGAGGTTCTGTCCGCTCTGCCGGTCGGTGTTCAACGAGAGGATGAGGGACCGCATGCGCCGCATCCGGGGACAAGACGCGGCGTCACCTTCGACTCAAGAAGGGAGCAGCGAGTCGTGAGAGTCCCGCAAACTAAAGTTTGCGGGGACCAGTACCTCGCTGTCGCTGCGGTACTGGCCGGCGCCTACAGGGGCGGCGACAAGCGCCTGCTCGTGCACGTCGCCGTGCTCGACGAGCAGGGCTACGTCAGAAGGGCGCTCTGCAGCTCCGTGCGCCCTGATTCCCTGACGACCGACTCGGTCAAGCCGGGCACGCGTCCCACTTGCCCGACCTGCGTCCGCAGGTCGATGAAGATGGGGTTTCAACCATGAAATGGCTGCCAAAGAGCTGGCCTGACCGATGCTCGCTGCTCTTGGTGCTCGTCTTCCTCGGAGCGTGCTTCTTCATCGCGAGGCACTCGAACGCCGTCAGCGACGCGCGCGAGCTTCGGGAAGAGCGCATCGAGCATGACATCCAGACTCTGCGCGACGAGGTCAGATCGCTGCGCGAGAGGTTACCGTGAAATCTTACGGCGTCATGGCGGCCGACAAGACCTGGGTCCAGTGGCTCACGCTCATCTCGGACGGCGAGCCGACCATAGGCTGGACCGAGCACGCTGGACGGGCCTACCGGGGGACTGAGCGCGAGTGCAAGGCAGTGTCGATGCTCGTGCCGCTGGAGCCTCGAGAGAAGCATCCGCTGACGGTGAGGCGGTGAGCACTACAAACCTTGGTCTGAGCGAGTACGTCTCTGCCCACAAGAAGCTTGCTCGCATCGCGGGCGGCCATGACGAGGATCAACTTACTCCGAAGGAAGCTCGCGCCTTGATCGAACACATGGACTGGCTATCGAGCGAGCGAGACAGGCTGTTCACACAAGAGGACGACTGAGAACATACCAACAGGAATCCCGCAGACTAAAGTTTGCGCGCGACACGCGGAGAAACCACCATGGGATGCAGGATCATATACGACCAGGAAGAGGACATGGCCGTCCTCTACGACAGCGTGACGATGACGTGCTTTGGGCCGGTCTTCGACGGTCCAGAAGCACAAGAAGAGGCGCAAGCGTTCGTCGACTGGTATGAGACCGAGTACGGTGGTGACCCGCGCAAGGCGGGAGCCCTGCGACGAGAGCCAAGAAGAGCACGAGAGGTCACTGTGAAGAAGGCGCAGGGCAAGAGCGAGCTGTCCGCCCGCGCCCTCGGTGTGCTGCACAGCGCGGTACGGGCCGACCACGACCGGTGCCACGGTCTTGATCACGGGGGCCTCTTCGACCCTAGGACGCTCTCACTATCCGAGCTCCTGCGCCGAGCCGCCAAGATCGAGCCGCCCCTGTCCTACGACTCGCTCTGGCGAAGGCACAAGCGCTGCGGCAAGAGGACGGCGGCCGAGGTCTGCAAGAGCCTCGGTCTTCCGGTCCCTCAGCCGGACCAGAAGAAAGCGCAGTGTCCGCGGTGCGGTCACGTGTTCGGGGGTCCGCGATGAGGCTGTCCGAGCTGGTGAGTAAGTACGCCGAGAACCGATTCCTCGCGTTCGGCGCCGGCTTGTCGGCCGTCGAGGCTCTGAACGAACTCTTCGCGTGGCGCGATTTTCATCCTAGACCCTCATGGTGGATCGTGCCCAATGCGTTCTTCGCAGTCCTCTACGTCGCACTCGTGCTCGCCGCGTGGGTGAGAAAGAGGCGCGAGAAGACCATCGAGATCGACTTCGGGAAGATCACCTGCGAGGACGTCGGCCGCTTTCCAGGCGGCGGCAGGACGGAGCTCTGGCGCACGCTCTCCTGGCAGGTCGGCGACGACCACGCGGACAGGATCGCCCGGATCCTCTCGGCCTACGCCAAGGTCTTCGGGATCCCACCTTCCATGTTGCGGCAAACGTCGCCGGGACCACGATGACGAACAAGGAGGGCTGCACCGATCCGCGCAAACGGATTATCTCACGCAAGTGGCAGTACCAAGTCGTGACAATCAAAGATAACGATAGTGCCAAGAATATGTTAGACACCTTCGGCTCGGAGGGATGGGAGCTAGTGGCTGTACTTCACAAGACAGGCCACATCCGTTTCTTCTTCAAGAAAGTGAGGTCCCGATGACGACCAAACTCGAGAACAAAGAAGACCGCGAGGCGTGGCTCAAGATCCTCCGGACCGTCGCGTCGTCGTACCTGCCGCAGTTCGTTGGCAGGATCGATGGTACCATCGACAACCTCTCCGATGTCATCGCGGCCACCACCGACTCGCTCTTCGAAAGGTACAAGGCCCGCGCGGTGGACGAGCCAGTCCGCCGCGGCCGCGGCTGGGACATCTCCAAGCTATTGACCCGAGACGAGGCGGAAAGGCACGCGGCCTTCCTCGAGAAGAAGAAGCGCGTCCACGCCCTCGCCGCCGAGGTTAGTCCGGAGAGCCCCCCGGGCAAGTGTCTCGCGGACCAGGTCGGCGGGGCGGCGGCCGAGTACTGCAAGGGCCCCTACGGGCCGGAGGACGAGGTGTGCCTGGACTGTCTCATGGTCACCTTCGTCTCCCAGAATAGGCAGGAGCCCCGGTGAGGTGCACTTCTATCTTCGGCCACAAGTACGAGCCTCGCTACGACGAGGTCGAGAATAGCTTGGCCAATGGCCTGTCGGCCAAGAATGCGCCGCTCGACGAGGTGCGAAGGCTGATGGTGCGTCAGGTCTACGTGCGCGACGTGTGCGTGCGCTGCGGCGACAGGATCGAGCGTTCCATAGACGAGAAGAAGATCGACCAGGTCCTGTCCATGGACGATAGGGGCCCGGTTCATGTCGCTGCCGGCGGCGGCGGTGGAGGCTACCGGTGAATCAGAGTGAGGTCACGATCTACGGTCCTATATGGCTGCTCTCCTCGCTCTCCGAAAAGGAGCAGCTCGCGCTCGCGCGCGGAGAGGTCATCATGCGCGGCAGCCTGGCCTTCGGCCTGTGCGGAGAGTGCCGCAAGGTGATTCGCGTCAACAGGCCCTTCTTCGGCGGCATGCACCTCTGCGCCAGTCCCTACAGGCCCTTGAGTGAGGAGTAAGAGATGAGCAAGCACGCTTACGTCTTCACGGACTACCACGCGGACGGCGACCGGCCGTACCGCGGTATCCTGCGCCGCCCGTCTGATGACACCGAAGCGCGATTCTGCAACGTGATCAAGTCGGTCTGCGCCGACGCGGGCATCGTGGACGGTGACGAGTTCACGATCACCGTTACAAAGACAGGCCGTCGACCGTTCGGCAACCGCAGGGTCGTGCTCGTCTCGCCCCACACCTACGAGCGAGAGTCGCTCGCGTCAGAGGGCGACCGATGAGTCAGGCAGGCCCATTCGCCGCGCCCCTGTCCTGGCCGCTCGGGCAGCCTAGGACTGCCGAGAAGAGGACGCCGCACGGCATGAAGAGCGGGGTGTCCGCGACGACCTTCCGCCTGCTGCGCGAACTCAAACTCATGAGGGCCACGAGTGTGATCCTGTCCACGAACCTCCCTGTCCGCAGAGACGGGATGCCCTACGCCGACGACTCGGACAGCGCGCTGGCCCTGCCCGACCCCGGCGTCGCCGCGTACTTCACGAGGAATGAGAAGCCCTTCGTCGTCGCGTGCGACAGCTACTCACGAGTCGACCACAACCTCAACGCCGTGGCGCTGACGATCGAGGCCCTGCGCTCCATCGAACGGCATGGGTCTCACTTCCTCGACCGCGCGATGAGCGGGTTTCTGCAGCTGCCAGAGGCAACGGACAGACCGTGGTGGGTCGTGCTTGGCGTCGCCGAGGGCGCCTCCTACCACGAGGTCACGACGGCCTACGTCAATCTCATGAAGATATGCCACCCCGACCAGGGAGGAAGTCACGAGAGGGCGAGCGAGGTCAACCGGGCCTATAGCCAGGCGAAGGGAGCAAAAAGATGAGCGTCATGCTCGAGGACGACACCGAGAGGGCGGCGTGGGGTCAGTTCGCGGCCGCGGTGCTGGGGGAGGCGGGCGAAGAGTCGAGCCACGGCGACTTTCGCCAGAAGAAGGCGGCGGCCGTCGCCGACGAGATGATCCTCCACATGCGGGCGCGATGCGCCCAAAAAGACCCGGACCCATACCCGGGCGCCCGCGGCGAGAAGGCTGCCCACCACGTGCTCTCCGAGCTCAGAGAGAAGATCGTCCGCGCTGCAGACGTAGCCCACGAGGCTGCAGACAAGATCAGGGGTGAGCACGGTACGACCCTCTACGCAGCTGAGGCGGACGGCAAGTGTCAGGCCTACCTCATCGTCGTCGACGCCATCGACCGACTCTTGGGAGGTCACTCGTGAGACTCGAGACGATGCTCAGAGCGGCGACGTGGATGCACCGGGTGGCGATACTCATGTTCGCAGTGACGACCGTGCTGCTTGCTTACCTAGAGACTTCTAGGATGTAGGTAGAAGTAATCTACAGGAGATCTACGGATAGACTTGACCTGTTGGAAACCTCTGGCCATAATAGACCCATGATCGCGACTGCGCAGTCCTCCTTCCAAGCGAGACCGATGATCATCACCGCCAAGTACGCTTCTGCCTGCAAAGTCTGCCAGAAGCAGGTCCTGCCGGGCGACCGCGTGGAGTGGGTTCGTGGTGACAAGCACGTCTCCCACGTGCAGTGCACCGAGGAAGGTCAAAAGCTCGTAGCCGCCGTCGAAGCGAGCAAGGCGCCAGTTCCGACTGCCAGCGGCGTGGCTATCCCGTGCCCCGAGGAGCGGTCGTACCTGCCTTTTCAGATCGCCGGGGTGCAGCACGCGCTGACCCTGCCGGAGGGCGTGCTCATCGCCGACCAGCAAGGGTTAGGCAAGAGTATAGAGACCTGCGCCTTCATCAACGCTTCTCCCGACATCCGCAAGATCCTCATCGTGTGCCCGGCCTCCGCGCGCATCAACTGGGAGAGAGAGTGTAACAAGTGGCTGGTCAAGCGCGCCTGCCAGCGCTTCGCGCTCGATCCGGTGACTGGCCGCGTCTGGGCCGACGTGGCCCTAGACCAGGTCCCCGAGGTCACGCAGTGGCCGCTCGTGCACGGCGACGTCGTCATCGTGTCCTTTGACTTGGTTGGCAAGCTGCTCGAGGTCCTGCCGGGCGCCTCTTGGGACCTCATCGTCATCGACGAGGTGCATCTGGTCAAGAACCCGAAAACCGCGAGGCACAAGAACGTCTCGTCCGCCAAAAAGCGCGCGGCAGAGACCAAGGTACTCGCCCTGACCGGCACTCCCATCCCGAACAAGACCGTCGAGCTCTTCCCCATCCTGCAGCTCGTCGCGCCGCTCGCCTGGGACCCGGCCGGGCGAGCGATGCGGAAGGAAAACGGCAAGAAGGTCTACTTTGCGGCAGGTCCTGGCGAGGGCGCGGGGTTCTTCCCGTTCGTCAAGAGGTACTCTAACGCGCACAAGGAAGAGCGCGGCAAAAAGTCCTTCTGGGTCTGGGACGGGGCCTCGAACCTGGACGAGCTCAACGAGAAGCTGCGCTCGACGTGCATGGTCCGGCGCCTCAAGAAGGACGTCCTCAAGGAGCTGCCGCCTAAGCGCCGGAGCATCGTATGCTTTCCCCAGGACGGGGCCGTGGACGAGGTGACTGGCGAGGCGCGGGGCCTGTCTGAGGTGCTCAAGGCCGCGACCCTGAAGGAGGCGCTCGCGGCCCTGGAATCCCGTAAGGTGAGCTTCGAGGGTTACTCGAGTGCGCGCGTGGGAGCCGCGCTCGCTAAAGTCCAGCTCGTCGTCGAGCATGTCAGAAACTCGCTCGAGAGCGGGAGCGAGAAGGTCATCGTCTTCGCTCATCACAAGGAGGTCGTCTCTGCGCTCGAGAGGGAGTTTTTGGACATGGGCGTCGTCACGGTCGACGGCGAGACGCCCAATACCGGTGACGGCAGAGGGACGCGGACCTGGGCCGTCGACCAGTTCCAGGATAATCCAGAAGTGCGCGTCTTCGTCGGCACCATCGGCGCGGCCGGCGTCGCGCTCACGCTCACCGCGAGCGACCACGTCGTCTTTGCCGAGCTCCCACTTCGATTCATCGACCTGGAGCAAGCTGAAGACAGAACGCACCGGATCGGACAGCACGGCAGCGTCTCGGTCGACATCCTCGTCTACGACGGCAGCGTGGACGCTCATATCGCGCGCCTGCTCGTAGAGAAGCAGGACGTCGCCGAGATGGCGCTCGACAAGGAGACGATCGTCTCGATAGAGGGCCGCATAGACGCGTCCGCCGCGCCCTCGTACAAGGAAGCACGAGAAAAGGCGTACAAGGACGCAGGGCTCACGAAAGAGGAGTGCAAGGAGCTACTCTCGAAGATGCAGTTCTTGGCCGGCATGTGCGACGGCGCTCAGCTTCTCGACGGTCACGGTTTCAACAAGATCGACGCGAACATCGGCCACGCGCTCGCTGACTGCCGCGTGCTGTCGCCCAAGCAGGCCCTCTGCGCGCGAAAGTTGGCCGTCAAGTACAGAAGGCAGCTAGAGGGTAGGACATGGCAATGAAGATCTCCTCCGCACAGTTCCGAGCGCTCGAGACGGCCGCCCACTTCGGCAGCGTCGCGGGTGGCAGTAGCGACCGCAACGTCTGTCTCTCGCTCGTGCGGCGCGGTCTGCTCGAGTACAGCCACACCGGCACTGCGACCTCGGGCAACTTCGGCTGGACGGTGCGCCTCTACAAGCTGACCGAAGAAGGAAGGCGCGTGCGTGGTCAGGAGCTCGCTAACGGCAGACGACCCTACAAGGACCCTCGCCAGGCTGACATCGGGCCCTGGGCAGGCGCGTGATGGCTACGAGCCTGCTTGCGCTACCAGGCCGCCACGACTGGCGCAGTGGCAGTGGTCGCTACTGCGTGATCTGCGAACTCGAACGCAGGCCCGTGGCGGATTGGCCTGGCGAGTGGGTCTATCTCGTAGGCGGGCAGTGGCAAGACACTCCGGCCGCCTGCGTGCCGAGGGTCCTAGAGAAGCTACCTGGCCTTTTCTCGGTCAAGGATGCGGCGCTCTTTGGCCTCTCGAAAGATCAGGTCTACACGCGCACCGCCGTGCGCCGCATCCGTCCGGCCTTCGTCACGGACAAGGGCGCATACCTGTGGCGCTGGACGGAGATGAGGAAGCTCGCGCAGAGCGACAAGGAGTGGCGCGATGCTCGCTGACCAGCTCTGTCCGGAATGTCACGGTCCTCCGACTCTGGAGTACGTCGCGGGCACGCACCTCAGAAAAAGGTGCACCGAGTGCGGCCACCGGTGGCTCGAAGAGCGCGCGGCCGACTCCGTCTCGCCCGAGGCCGCCCTGGGCCTGCAGGTCCCGATCGACGAGGCGAGGCGGATGAGCGAGGCGAAGCCGAGCGAACCCCGTAAACCGCAGGTTTGCGGGGTGCAGAAGGTCGTGAGACCATGAGCCTCGCGCTCACCCTGGGACGCTTCTACAGGACCCGGAGCGGCCGCGTCTGGTGCTGCTTTGCCATTGACCTCAAACGTGACGAGGCTCACAGGGCGCGGTGCATCGAGGTCAAGGACGGTGGGGTGTCATTCTTCTTCGCAGACGGCCGCTACCATGACAACGAGGCGCACCCGCATAACCTCGTCGCGGAGGTGTTTGCCGACGGCTCGGACTTCGACATCCGAGAGTTCTACCCCTACAAGGTCGGCTACGCGCACGGGGCGCAGGACGTCCGGTCGCGCGTCGCGCAGTTTCTCGAGGGCGACCAGGGGCACGAGCAAGAGCCTGACGGCCGTCCCGGCCGGCCAAGGAGCAAGTCGTGATCTGGGAGTACAAGTCCGTCCGCACGGAGTACCAGAGCCTCGTGGCCGTCCTCAACGAGGCTGGGCAGGACGGCTGGGAGGTCGTGGCCGTGTTCGGTCACACCGGCGCCGTGGATGAGGCTCGCTACGTCGTGACCGTCGACGCGCTCCTCAAGCGTGACGTGGAAGAGGAAAGCCTGCTCGCAAGGGCCATGCGCCTGAGAGACGAGATGGTAGACCGAGACGTCGAGAAGCCGGAGCCGCGATGACGGACAAGCTCGCGCTCGCCCCGGGCCACTTCTACAAGTCTCGCGCAGGCGACGTGTGGTGCTGCTACCGCGTCTACTCGCACCGGCCCCCTCACTGCCAGGCCCGCTGCGTGAAGGTCTCAGGCGGGCAGGTCGAGTACTTCTTCGCCGACGGCCGCTACGACAGCAAGGGTGATCGCGAGCACACGCTCGTCTCCGAGTGCGGACCCGAGGGCGGAGACCTGACTGCTCCTCTCGAGGACAAGGTCCGAGAGTACGAGCGGGTCCTGAACGAGATCGCCTGCTGGGGCGACGACGGCCCCCCGGCGGCGCGAGACGAGCCCTCCTCGAGCGAGCGCGCCAGGCAGGTCCTTCGCCGCTTCTCGGCAGACAGAAAGGAGTCGTCGTGAGCGAGGCCACGGACCGCGCAGCCGAGTACGAGAAGGCTCTGAGAGTCGCCGAGTGGGGCAATGAACTCTCGGACAAGCGCAGGCTCATGCGGGAGGAATCTGAATATGAAGTGCGCGCCATCCTCGTTCTTGCCGGTATCCAGGTCACGAGGGCCTGGGAGCTCGCGAACGGCTACTGGCCCGACCACCCGGACTACGACTACTGTCGCCGTCCCTGGTGGCTCTTTCAGACGGACATCGGTCTCCTGCGCCTCGGATGGCGAAAGCGCGTGCTCGAGATCGATTGGTCGGCCACTGAGACCCGCGCGGTCGTGACGAAGGACGAGGTGACCAAGAGCCACACCATGTGCCACGCGTGGTCGACCGAGAAGGCGGTCGAGTACTGCAAGGGGCTCAAGGTGGTAGCTACCAAGAAAGGGGCGGAGGATGAAAAATCGTAGGAAGAAGGACGACCTCGAGGCCTGGAAGAACCGCCAGCGCGCCGCGCTCGCGCGCCTGACGGCCGAGGATAGGAGGGGCCTGCATGCGGCGGCCGAGCGCATCCTGCTCCTGGTCGAGAAAGAGAAGGCGGCCATGAGGGGAGAGGTCCATTGAGCCAGAAATGCAATAAGTGCGGCGCGCGCATCGAGCGAAACGGGGCCGGGCAAATCCGCGAAGTCCAAAGCGGTCGCCACCATAATCCAGGCGGCGAAACCTGCGTGCGAATCTTGGTCAAGCGCCTGCGGATGGCCACGAACGCGCTCGAAGACATTCATAGAGACGCAGACCGACAACCGTATGCTGCGACGTACGCAAAGACTGCCCTCACGGACATCGCAGAAGTCAGGTCATGATCGACTACCTCGCTCTCAAGATGACTCCACCCGGCAGCTGCCAGGCCAGACTCCTTCGCTCCGCTGTCGGCGACTACCCTTACGCCGTGGTGCAAGGCTGCCCCGGCCCTTTCGGGTCTCCGCTCTCACGCATCTGCCACCACTGCCTCGCGCTCGAGAACCGCGCGAACAAGGCGGCCGAAGAGTTCGCCAAGAACCTCAAACTGACGGACGACATCGCCGCGGCCTTCGCCGCGTGCGCGCACCCTTATGTCGACAAGGCTTCGGGCGAGGACCCGGGCTGGTGCAACGTCTGCGGCTCTATCCGAGTGAGCGGCCAGTGGCTGCAGCCCCACTGGCGAGACGTCGTGCACGACTTCTTGTTCAAAAAAGGAGGCTCAGGTTGAAGATGATGATCGCGCTGTCCGTGGTGTTCTTCCTCGCATGCTGCGCCGGGTCCTTCGCGCTCGGCGCATCGTCGCGCCTCTGGCAACACGCGGCTCTGCAACCTGCGCCGGAAAGGGCACACCCGAACGACACGAACGCGATCGGGATCGACCGGGACGTCATGCTCCGCGTCGCTTTCACGTCGAGCGACGGTCGGTCCATCGTCAAGACGGGTGGTGGAGGCGGCTCGGGCTGCGTCGGCCTCGAGTGTCTGGACCCGAAGAGGAGCTCTCTGAGCTACGTTTTCTTTGACGGGTCGCTCGTCACGGTCGACGTCGACTTCTTCCGCAGCGAGGAGGTGTACCTCGACTACGTCGAAAGAGAGCAGCGCCTGCGGCAAGCCTGCCTCGTCGCGCTGCCGGGTGGTTCAAGCGGAAACGGGAGTGTGATGCGATGAGCTACTACTTGAGCGTCTGCTTCGTTCCTCTTACCCCGCAAACCTCCCGGTTTGCGTGGGTTCGCTCCGCTCATGATGCGCGTCGCGGACGCCAGGCGCGCCTACGAGCGTTTGAGAGCAGAAGGTAGGGCCGGCTGATGGGATTCTTGGGCAGAAAATACAGCAGTGACGACGGTGACTCGGGGCGTGCCTTCTGGAGCGTGTCGTGCAAGAGCGACTCGCGCTTTGACGGCAGCGGCTACGCCTATACCGTCATCTCCGCGGCCCTCTCGGCCGAGGACCACATCCAGCGCAGGATCAAGGAGCTCGGCCTGCGGGACGACGAGGTCCCGGAGGACATCGAGTACGGTGGAGGAAAACCGTGAGCGCAGCGAATCCCCGCAAACGAAGCCGAAGGCGAGGTTTGCGGGATAGGGAAGAGCGAAGATGAAGAAGATAGTTTACATCGCACATTGTCTCGGCGACGGCCCCGATCGCGCCGCCAACTGCGCGAGAGCCAGCAAGTGGGTAGCCTGGGCGGCAGACCAAGGCGTCGCCCCCGTCTGTACCTGGATCGTACTCGCAGGTCAGTGGAGTGAGCAGAGGCGCGAGGAGGGATTAGCCATCGACTGCGCGCTCATCGGGAGGTGCGACGAGGTGTGGCTCTGCGGGCCGCGCGTCTCGCCCGGCATGAACGTCGAGGCTAGTCACGCGAAGAAGGTGGGCGTCCCCGTTTACGTCCTAGTGGATCCCTCGTACGTCGACGGACCGCCCGCTCGCTACCCCACGTTCAGGCAGCTTATGGCTGAACGTCTCCCGATCTCGAGCGCCGTCGTTACTCACATGAGGGCTATGGCGGCGAGTCACGGGTTCTCCTACGAGGAGTTCCTGGAACTGAAAGCCGACCGGGTCGCCGAGCTCGAGTATTTCAAACCGACGTCGCGGGTCGTAACCATCGCGGAACTGGGACTGAATGCGAAGAGCGGACAAGATCCACTGCAGGGAGATCCGAAATGAACCTCAACAAATCGAACAAGGGATCATCCCGCAAACCTCGCCTGCGGCTCCGTTTACGGGATTCGCTGCGCTCATGAAGACCTACAGCGAAACTGACATCTTCTCCGCCGAGGACCTGCGGGCTTTTCGCCTGGCGACCGCGATCGTCGCGCGCTTTCCGGACGAGGACGTCCACGGCAATGCCCTCAGGTGCCACGAGGTCGCCTCTGCCGTCGGGCGGCTCCTGAAGATCCCCGTGGAGCACGGAGTGTACGAGGTCGGGGCGCAGCACTCCTGGCTGCGCTTGCCCTCCGGCCACATCCTCGACGCCTACGCGGTGGGACGCCTGCCGCCCGTCATCCTCGTCGCGGTCGTCGTCGCCGTGCCCGTCCGTTACGAGAAATTGTCGCCGGCCAGGTTATCGTTCAACACAAACGAAGAGACGGTGAGGTGGCTCGTCGAACGGACGTGCAATGACCGGGGTCTCTACGAGGAGGTCTCTGAGTGACCACCTGCGCCCACTGCGAGAACAACGACACGCTGCCGTGCCCGTTCTGCGGCTGCTACAGCGCGTCGCACAGAGAGCGACCGAGCCTCTTCGAGGGAGAGACGTGCTACTTCATCCTGTGCAAGCAGTGCGAGGCTTGCGGGCCAGAGGGCGACACGCCTACGGAAGCGTGCATCCTGTGGAGCAAGCGCGGAGGGTATACGGAGACCGAATGAGCGAGTCGCCTCAAGTACCTCCGGGCACCGTCCTATCCCAGGCGAACAAGGCCAAGGGCGGTCCCGCGCCCAGTGAACGGGAGCAGTTCATCCGCCTCTCCGACATCGCGGCCGACTGGGACTGGAACGCGCGCACGCCCGCCTCGGTCGCGCAGGGTACCGAGAGCGATAGTGGCGGTGACCTCTCGGACCTCTGCGCTTCCTTACGCAAGACCGGGCAGCTCGCGGCCGTCGTGGTTAGGCCGAACGTGCATAGGAAAGGTCTCACGAAAGACAGGGCTAAAGGTACGGAAGTGTTTCCGCCGTACGAACTATCCGCCGGCTTCCGGCGCTTCGCCGCAGTCAGGCTCTGCAACGAGGCCGCGAAGAAGAATGAGGTAGCCGTCAAGGATTTGCCCAACGGGACCATCCGCGCGGTCGTCCGGGACCTCGACGACCTTCAAGCGAAGCTGGTCAACGGACGCGAGAACGTCCGAAATCCCCTGGAGCCTCCAGAGTTGATGGCACATTTGCTATCCCTCGTCATGCCACCGTTCTCCATGAAGGAGACCGACGTCGCCGAGGACCAAGGTCTGAGTTTCTCGACGGTCCACAAGTACGTCACGGTCGGAAAAGCTATCTGTCTACCGGTGCTATCCCACTGGCGAAGCGGCGGCGACTTCGACGGCGTCAGCGTGCCGAAAAGGGCGTCGTTCGAGGAGATCGAGGAGGTCTCAAAGTACCCCACCGACAAGCAACCCGGCGCCTACAAGATCGTGCTCCTGTCGAAGGCGGAGCAGGCGGAGAAGAAGGACTGGTTCCTCTGGGCCGAGAAGAGCGCGCTTCGGGCCGGCAGGTACGTGGCGCGCCTGGTGAAGGAGGGCGTCGTGACGCGCACGAGCGTCCCGTGGGTCGACGCGCTCGACGCGATCCTGCCCGTGCCGGCCAAGGCCAGGCGCAGGGCCAGGGAGGCTTTGGCGGCCAGGGTGGAAGAGGGTTTCGAGAAGGCGATGAGCCAGGATAGCGAAGAGGAGGATTGAGTGAGCGAGCGTAGCAAAATACCAGACGATAAGTTCGGCGTGTTATGCGACGCCGCGCACGCCCTGCTCATCGCGCGCGAGCGCGGGCGCCACGACCTGCCGGGCAACGACGTCCTGTGGCAGAACGTCAAGCAGGCGCTCCTCGCCATCGACCCGGAGATAGACTTCGTCTGGTCCGCCGCGAGCGAAGCGGGGCCGAGCGAGTCCCGCGGTCCGGGAAGCTCGGCGGCGCCCGTCACCGAGACCGAGGTGCGCGGCATCTTCCGGGACGAGGTCAGCAAGGTCGTGAGCGCGCACCTCGAGGAGAAGGACGGCCTCGAGGGCAGGATCAAGAGGCTGGAGGAAGTCAACCGGGGCCTTCACGACAGCATCAGGACGCAGAGCGAACAGACGGTGAGGATCCGTGCGGCCCTGGGCCTGTCTGGCCTCGACGGTGAACTCACGGTCGTCGCGGCCCTTCGCGTCAGGACGGAGCGCGACCAAGCCATAGAGCAGCTCGAAGTCCGGAGCAAGATCGACGACGAGACCGCCGTCATGCGCGCGGCTCAAGAAATCGCCGAGATCGAGGGCGCTTCCGTCATAAAAGAGAGACACCGCGACTGCGCCAGGAGGATCCTCATGGCCGGCGGCCAAGGCTTCCGCGTCGCGCGCCTCGAGCAGCAGATCAAAGAAGCTTGCACCAAGCTCCGCGACCTCACGCAGTCTGGGTCCACCGACCTCTTGGCGCTCGTCGCCGACGCGGAGCTCGAGGTCGGCTCGGAGTACGAGCGTGCAGAGCAGGCAGAAAAGAGGCTGCGAGCCGCGGAGGGAGGAAAACCATGAAGTCCGTCATGATGACCTTGCTATTCATCGTCTCATGCTCCGGTGCGCCGTTCGGTACTGCCGAGATGGTGGCGACTGACCCGCCAGAGACCGTGAGGCCGACCGTCGTCGCGGTCACGCCGGACGACCCGGATGCGCAGGGCGGCGCAGCGGCGCAGGAAGCGAGTGCGCCGGCTACTATCGAAGCCAGCGCGCCGGCCGTCGTCGAGGCGAGTGCGCCGGCCGTCGTCGAGGCAGGCGCCCCTGCCGAAGCGAGTCCAGCCGCCGAGGCGAACGCCCCGGCTCCCCTATGCCAGCCGTACACGCTGGCCGGTCCCTTCATCGTGCTGTCACTAGCCCCCACTTCTTTAGACTTCGGCGACGTGCCGGTCGGCCAGAGCTCCGTGCTCACGGCGTCGCTCACGAACTCCGGCAGCTGCGCGGGCCCCACCCAGGCCGCGGGCGGCGCGCCAGAAAACCCCGCCTTCGTCGCCCTGACGAGCTGCGGCGGCGGGCGCGTGCTCGCTCCGGGACAAAGCTGCTCCATCGACTACACCTTCACCCCGGTGTCACCAGGAGCGCAGGCCAGCGTCTCAGCCTGGACCTTCGCGGGCGAGCCGTTCGCCATCACCTTGAGGGGCGTCGGCAAATGACTGACAAGAAGACAGACGACAGCAAGGTCGTCTCGATCCTGCCGCACATCCACGGTCGCCTTGACGCGGCCATCCGCCAGGCCCGCGCGGACAGCAGACAAAAGTCGCTCGAGACCGAGAAGAAGAAGACGCCGGCAGAGCGACTCTACGACAGGCACATCACCTACAAACTGTGCCCGCAGAAGGGGTGCGAAGTCTGCCGCCTGCACATCGTAGCGGAGGCGGCCGAGTACCTCTTGACGGGCAAGGGTCCGAGGTCGCCGAAGGCGGCTCTCATGCTCCTTCAGGAATGCCTGCGGCGCGCGGGCAGGGAGGTCTAAGGTGCCCGAGGACGAAGAAGACAGGCACGAGGGCTACAGAAAGTCCCCCGAGCAAGTGCTCGAGGACCTTCGGAGCAAGTCCATGGAATGGCTCGTGCGCGAGGTCTGCGAGAACCACGGCGTGGCAGCCCTGGAGCTCTGCGGCTTCTCGCGCCAGGCGCCCGTGCCCGCCGCGAGGGCGGATCTCTGGACCGCCCTGAAGGTCAAGTACCGCTGGAGCTACCCCAGGATCGGCGAGGTCTTCGGTGTCGACCACACGACCGTGATGTCCCACGTCAAGAACTACAAGGCTAGGAAGGATAGGAACAAAGACGATGACTGAAACAGATCAAGCGGGACCCTCGCGGATGGACGTAACAGACAAAACATTCGGCGTCCTTCGCGAGGTCTACGCCGAGCGAAAACGCCAGGACGCGCTTGTCAAAGAGGACAAGTTCCCGTGGAACTGCGCTCACCCAAAACCGCATTGGTCCGAGAAGCTCGCGGTGCTCGCGGAGGAGTTCGGCGAGGTCGGCCGGGAGGTGACCGAGTACCTCATCACCAGGGACAAGTACTTAGAGGACAAAGAGCTCGGAAGCATCCCGGACCACCGGGTCAAGTACTACAGGGATCGTTTGAGGAAAGAGCTCATCCAGGTCGCCGCCGTGTGCGTGGCGTGGGCGGAGTCGCTCGGAGGATCCTCGTGAGCAGCGAACCGACGGTACCAGGTCCGAACGTCAACTGTGCCAACCCCACGTCACTCGGTGGTACACATATTCGATGGTACTAAATGTCAAGCCTGCCCGAATCCAGGCAAGTGCGGCTGCACGTGCGTGACTTGCAAGCCTTCGCAACCGACTCAAGAGGAAGCCGTAGACCACCCGAGCCACTACACCGCCCACCCCTCCGGCGTCGAATGCATCGACGTCGTGGAGCACATGACCTTCAACCTGGGAAACGCCGTGAAGTATGTCTGGAGGGCGGGACTCAAGAGCAAGGACATCCTGGTAGATTTGCGCAAAGCCGAGTGGTACATACGTAGAGAGATAGGTAGGATCGAGAAGGAGAAGAAGCCATGACGGACATCGACGCGGGAATCAAACAGCGCGCCGCCGAGATCGCGGGCGCCAGGAAGACCGTCAGCTCGCGCCTCGAGAAGGCCGAGGTCATGACCAAGTGCATCCACGACGCCATCGTGGCAGGCTGCGAGCATTATAATGAGGCGGGCGACAAGCTCCCCGACGTGCTCTCCGTGCTCCGCGCCCTGCGCGACGAGGGGACCGTTACTGTGCTCCAGCCAGGCGGCGTGGCCGAGCGCGAGGCGTACGGCTTTTCCGGCATCCCGAGGCAGCCTCGCGTCAGGAGAACTCCGTGAACGTGGACCCCAACGTCCTGACGGTCGCCCTGGCCAAAGCGCTCACCGACTCAGTCACGGGCGAGGTGCAGAGAGACGTCCTTCAGAAAGCGATGCACGCGTACCTCTTCACGCCTTTCAAGCCCAACAGCTACTCCAACGAAATGACGACGCCGCTTGCCGAAAGCTTCAAGAAGGCCATCGACGCGGTGACGGGCGAGGTCGTGCGCGAAGTCTTGAGGCAACCCGAGTTTCGCTCCGTCATCGAGTCGAAGGTGGAAGAGGCTTTCCGGGCCACGATGCAGTCCAATACGGCTGTAGACAAGATGACGGAGAAGTTTTTGCGCATGTTCCAGTCGTGGTAGGTCGCAATGTTGCCAGAACAAGCCGCCCAGAGACTGCGCAAAGCCCTGTCGAGCATGATGCACTTCCGCAATCACTTTGACGGGTGCAGCCTGCTTACTGACCCAGGGTCAGACACCTGCACGTGCGGCCTGGCGGACCATGCCGCCTCCGCGCGTAAGGTCCTAGAGGAAACCCAAGAATACGCGACGTGATTGTTCGATTATTGAGACCACACGAACCTTGGAAAGTACAAAGATCATGAAGAAGAGTCAGAAGAAACTGAAGAAGGCGCACACGCCGAGCAAGCATCGAACGAGCAAGAAGGTCGCCGCCGTCAAAGCGAAACACTCGCCGCCCGAGAGTACCGGCAACGTCGGAGTTCCTGAGAAAAAGCGTCCCAGCAAGGCCCAGATCGTGAGGGAGCTTCCCCTGTCGATGTCAGCCAAGGAGGTCATCGCGCACGCCAAGAGAGAGGGCGTACAGCTCCAGGAGTCCTACGTCTACAACGTCAGGACGGCCATGAAGATGAAGAAGACGTCTACCTACGGCCTGCTCAATCCGAACAACGGGGCGAGCGTCACGATCGGCGCTTGGGGTCACGGCGGCGGAGGCGGAGGTAACGGCGCGTCGAGACAGAGTCGCGCCGAGGAGCTGCTCGTCTCCGTAGCCTCGGAGGTCGGCCTGCCGCGCGCGCTCGAGGTCCTAGAGGGCATGCGGGCGCCGCTCTCGGAGTTCTTGGCTCCGCTCCTAGGATAGTCGCCATGCCGCTATCTCAAGGCGATCCGGCCCTCGACTACGACGGCAGCTGGGGCGACGCCTCGGCAGGGTGGCCGTCGATCGAGTTCGCGTCGGAAGAAGAAGCGGAGCGCGCCTACGTCACCTGTTGGCAGGGCGCGAAGGTGCCGTACGGGTCGTACGTCCTGGTCGGCAGCGTGCTCCGGCTCGAGACAGAAGAATACAAGGAGCTCGTCGTGAAGTTCTTCTTCGGAGTCGTCCCGCAAACTAAAGTTTGCGTGGATTCGCTGCGCTCATGACAAGCTCAGAGATGATCGAGGAGTTCCTCGAACTCTTCATCGCGCCGGGCAATCGCGGCGCGGCGCGGTCGGCCTTGCGCAAGATGATCGCGCTCGCTGAGGCGCGCGCGAGGACCGACCAGGTGAAGGACGACCTGGCTAGACTGCGTGCGGGTCGCCCGTGATCATAGAACGCGAAGAAGTGCGCTCGATCCTCGAGCGCGCGAGAGACACCGGCGGCGCCCCGGACGGTAAGACCTGCTCGCTGCAGGGCATGGGCATGTTTCGCTTGTACCTCTCGCGCGAGGTGCGCCTGCACGTCTGGGACAGCCGGTTCATCGTGGAGAAGGTGTCGACCATCCACACCCACCCGTGGGACTTCTTGAGCCACGTCCTCTCCGGAGTCATCCTCGACCGGAGGTTTTGCAAGTTTGACCAGGCGACATCCGAGACCAGTAACTACCTGGAACAAGAGATCGTCTGCGGCCCGGGCGGAGGAGCGTCAGGCAGGCCTACCCCAGTCCGGCTCAAGTGGGACGGAGACGCCGTCACAGTGAGGGGCTACGAGTACATCCACTCGCACTCAGACATCCACGAGACCGTGGCGAAGTGCGGCACCGTGACGCTCGTCGAGCGAAAGTTCAAGAAGGACACCGAGCACGCGCTCGTGTACTTCCGCAAGGACAGGACGTGGGTGTCCGCCGAACCACGGCCCGCTCGCGAGGACGAGGTGAAATCGATGGCGCGGATGGCGCTCGACCGGTGGGAGGCCTGAGCGTAGCGAATCCCCGCAAACGGAGCCGAAGGCGAGGTTTGCGGGATAGTGAATAGGAGAATGTGATGACTGATCCTGAGAACTTCCATACCCCGCAAACCTTCGGTTTACGGGGTTTCGCTCGCTGCGCTCGCTCATGAAGATCTTCTGGAAAGAGAACCCCTTGGCGACGCTCATCGAGCTCGACGCGCACGACCGGCGAGTCCTGCGCCTGCTCGTCGAGATTGAAGACCTGAAGGAGCGAATCGGCATAGCCCACCTCGACCTCGACCCGAAGGACAGGGAGTGGCGAGACAAGACCATCGGGCCGCGGTCGCTCGAGGCTGCGGTCGCGTCAGCACTCACGCAGCTCGAGATCCCCGACGACGTAGAAAAGAAGTACGCCGAGCGGGCCGAGAATTACATCGGGGCGCTGCTCGACGCGCACGCGGGCGACTGCACGTGCCAGCCATGCAGTTGCATCAAGTGCCACGCTGAGTCGCTCTTGGGTGTCAACACGACCAAAGGCCTCGGCAAACACGAGGGAAGCTACGTCGACGACGCGTTTGCGCCGCGCTCTGGCGGTAGTGTGCCGACGCTGCGCGAGGCCATCGAGAGCCTGAGAGACTACAGGCCCGAGAAGGGCGCCGGGTGGGAGAAGTGCTCGCAAGAGGAGTTCGACGCGCACGTCCCGAGGTGGACCAAGGAGGCCAAGGGCGCCCACGACTGGCTCGTGGCCTACGAGAAGGAGCACTTCTCCAAGTGAACTCGGACCTAGTCAGACACCTGGTCGTCCGGGACCCGGGTAACTACAACCGCATCGGCTCGTGGGCCACGAGCATGCTGGCGGCCTGCGGCCTACATTTGCCACCTCATCAACCGCGCGAGGTCACATGCCGCCTCGACCTGACCACGTGCGAAGGCTGCAAGATGTGGGCGCAGGGTCACATGGACAAGATGAGGCAGGATTCTCTTGGATACTGGGTGGTCCTATGAGCGGAGCGAAGCGGAGCGAAGGGCTAGGAAAATGCGCCTCGTGCGACGGCTATAGAAAAAATAAAGTCCACGACGACCAGTGCCCCTTCAAGCGTTTCGAAGAGCGCGATCTCCAGCTCGGTCTATGGTTTCAGTGTCTTGCCTGCGGGGGCTACGTCGGTTTCTTCCCGGTCGGCAAAGGTCACCCGCGCCACCCGATACCCCCGGGTTCGGTCGCGCACAGCAAGCCTGAAGGAAAGATCGGCATCCCCGACTCTACCGGGTGTGAGATGTACAGGTCTCTGTCGCCGCGCGAGATCTGGGCGATTCATATGAACGAGCAGCCCCTGCAAGAGCAGCCGAGCGAGTTTCGGCCGCTGGAGGGATAGCGATGACCTCCTCCAAGCACTCCAAGGTCGATCGCGTGCACGCTCCGCAGAACCCGCGGCTCTGGGTCGACCTCTACCTCGACAAGGACTCGGGGTCATTCTTCGCTGACGTCGGAAAAGAGCGCCTCACGGCCGACACCAAGAAGAAGGCCAAGGAGAAGATCCAGGCGCGCCTCTCAAAGCTCACGCAAGCCGCGTGGCGCGAAGTCATCGTCGTCCGCACAAGGAAGCGAAAGGAGAATGACCACCACAGCACGGAGAACGGCAAGCCCGTCTACTCGTGCTCCTGCTCCTTCACGTACATGCGCCGCGAGCGGTCCGTCAACCCCTTGAAGCCCAAGGAGACTATCGAGCGCGAGCACCAGGCTGACTTCGAGACCCGTGTCAGAGAGGAGCGAGAAAGAGCGGCGTCATGGAGAGGTTACGGCAAGAGCGGGAAAGAGGCCGCGGACGAGCGTGAGGCTGCGCTTCGCCAGGACAGAGAGAACCTGAAGGGGATCGACAGCCAGTGGTCGTCTTTTCGGGACGACGAAGTCGAGTACGAGATCCCGTATACGGAGCTTGCCTGGGAAGGCATCGGCCGCATCTCCATCGCCATGCAAGAAACGCAGAGGCGCCTCGACGACTTTGCCAAGAGCGCCACACCAAGCAAGCTCGCGATGCTCGCGGCGGGCGAGGTGCTCCGGTTTCTGCCGGGGCCGAATGCTGTGAGCGAAGCGAATCCCCGCGAACCCGCGCGTCAGCGGGGTTTGCGGGATGGTGAATAGGAGAATACGGATGACTGAGTCTAAGAACTTCCATACCCCGCAAACCTCCGGTTTACGGGGTTTCGCTCGCTACCGCTCGCTCATGAAGCGAATGACTGCAGCGCAGGCCACCGAGTTCTTCGTGGTCTACTTCGAGAAGGACGAATTGCCGAACAGCCCGACCGACGAAGAGCTCCGAGCCCTGGCGAGGCAGGCCGCCTCAGCCCTGCGCCTGCTCGCTCCTGACATCACGGTGGACAAAACCGACGCGAAGCGCGGCTTCTCGGAGGCCCTGCGAAGGCGCGGAGTCCTGCACCCGGAACTCGGGGTGGAAGACCACAGCGAGCTCGCCGCGCACTACGCGAGGGCGTGCGGGAGCGACAGGCAGCTCGCGCTCTTGATGGCCCTGTCCGCCGGCTTCTCCTTCGAGCGCGCCGTCTCGGCGTTCGGCGACGAGGGCCTTCGGATCGCCTTCGCCGCCACGGCTGAGGGCTACATCGACCGCGGAGTCCTGACGGACAAGGGCCGGGCGCGCATCGCGGCGGCGAGCGAGGCGTGAGCGCAGCGAATCCCGGGCAGCGGTACCGCAGGCGAGGTTTGCAGAATAGGGAGACTTTCGGCAATGAAGTGGAACATAGGTGACGACGTCCCAAGACTCGGCGAGCGACTCTATCGCCGCGACACGGGCGAGAGCGCAGAGGTCACGCACGTCTGCGAGGCTGGCAGAATCCCACCCATGTCTCTCTGCGCCCCGTCATACGACGGCGACGTCGTCATGCAGTACGGCCCAGGACGCTACAGTGTCTGTTCAGGAGGCGCATACTTCTGGCAGCGGTGGAAGAGGCCAGGCAGCGATCACCTGCTTTATCTGTCGTTTGCCACCGGTTGCAATCCTTCGCTGCGCTCATGAGAGGCTACCTCGCAGAGGAGCTGCCGCGCGAGCTCGCGCCGCGCGCGAGCAAGAAGAGGAAGAAGAAGGACTGGCTGTCCTACCGCTTCGTCGGCATCGACGGCGAGGGGATGGATGTGAGCGAGCGAATCCCGGACAGCGGTGACGACAGGCGAGGTTTGCGGGACGGGTTCGAGAGTCCGGTTCGGAGACACCTCTACACCTACCTGTGTGCCACGGCCGAGGACGGCGAGGTCATCAGTGACTGCTATAGAGACACAGGCTTGACCCACGACGAGATCTGCAACGTGCTCCTGGCAGTACCCAGTGACTGCCTGTGCTTCGGCTACATGATCTCCTACGACATCACCAAGTGGATAGAAGCCCTGCCGGACGAGGACAAGTACCGCCTGCTGCGCCCTGACACGCGTCAGATCTACAGGTGCAAGGACTGCCACCGCACCTTCGCCGTGGGGCTGAAGTTCTGCCCGCACTGCCTCGGCCACGAGTTTCGCGAAGGCAACGACCCGATCAGGTGGAGCGGCCGCCAGTACGACTACTTCGCCGGGCCCTTCGAGGTCTGGGGAGACAGGGACCCCAATAACCGCAAGTGGCGCAGCCACACCAAGGTGTGGGACGTCATCCGGTTCTTCGGCACGTCCTTCGTGCAGGCCATCACCGACTGGAAGGTTGGCACTGCCGAGCAGCACGCGCGCATCGACGCGATGAAGAAGAAGCGCGGCTCCTTCGACGTCGAGAAGGAGGAAGACATCAAGGGGTACTGCCGGCAGGAGTGCGAGCTGCTCGCCCAGATGATGCGAAAGGTGGTGGAGGGCCACGTCGACGCCGGCTGGGAGCTTCGGGCCTTCTACGGGGCCGGCTCGACGGGCAAGGCCATGCTCACCGCGAACGGCGTCAAGGCCTACAAGGGGCCGAAGATCGGGTCGCTCGACCCCGCGCTCGCCATCGCCATCATGAGCGCGTTCTTCGGCGGCAGGTTCGAGGACAGCCACGTAGGCGTCGTAAGACGTCCGATCTGGAGCAAGGACATCGCTAGCGCGTATCCGTACGCCATGGTGCGCCTGCCGTGTCTCGCGTGCGGCAGCTGGCGGCGAATCGGCCCCGGCAAGTCGCTCCTGCGCGAAGTCGCCCAGGCGCCGCTCGCGTGCTGCCGGTTCACCGTCAGGAGCCTGCCGGAAAAAGAGCGAAGGCAGATGGCCTGGGCGCCGCTCCCTTTCCGCGACGAGTCGGGATCCATCGCGTACCCGCTCAATTTCAGCGGCTGGGCGTGGAAGCCCGAGGCGATGCAGGCCCTCTTGGGCTGGCCAGATCTGGTCAAGATCGAGGAGGCGTGGGTCTATGACCAGGCCTGCGACCATAAGCCCTTCGAGTTCATGCCGGACGTCTACAGGCGCCGCGTTGCGATCGGAAAGGAGGGGCCAGGCCTAGTCCTGAAGCTCGGGGCGAACGCCGGTTACGGCGTCACGGCGCAGAGCATAGGCGACGACCCGCCTTTCCAGGAGTGGGTGTGGGCGGGCAACATCACATCGTCCTGCCGGGCGCAGGCCCTGGAGGTCTTCCGGTCGGCCAAGGACCCCTGGAGCATCCTCACCGTCGCGACCGACGGGATATGCGGGACCGAGGACTTCGCCGTCCCCATCCCCTTCGAGACCGGGACGCGCGGCTGCAGGGCGCCGCCGACCAAGGAGCATCCGGAGGGAGAGATCAAGCAACCGCTCGGCGGCTGGGAGAGCGAGGCGATACCCGAGGGGATGTTCATCGCCAAGCCGGGGATGTACTGGCGCCTGGACCTCACGGACACGAAGAAGATGCGGGCCAGGGGCATAGGCAGAAAGGAGCTCTTCGATAGCAAGGACCGCGTGATCTCTGAATTTCTCAGGTGGGACAGGAAAGATTTCAAGTTCAAAGTCGTCGTGGAGAGCCGGAGATTTTTTGGAGCGAAGTCGACCATCTACGCCCGGTCTCGCTGCAACAAGTGCAACGTGAGCTGGCCCGGCACGCCCGAAAGACTGTGCCCCCGCTGCGGCTCTCTTGGTGTAGATTTTCGGGCGATGCGCCAGACGCAAGTCACAGACGAGACGAGAAAAGACGAGGGGCGCGTCGACGTCTACGGGACCTGGGGGGTGAGGGCGATCGACATAAGGTTCGACCCGTTCCCCAAGCGCGAGCGCGAGGTCGGCAAGGGCGAGTGCTCGCGCCTCTTCGTGCGCGACGCGGACGGCAAGATGAGCTCTCCGTACAAGGGCGACAAGACCCCGGAGGCGCTCGCTCTGATACCCGAGGCGGAGATGCTGGAGGAGCAGCCGGACTGCGGCGTCGACGTACTAGACATGGACGACCTCGGTGATGTCTGAGCGCGGCTGCGTCAGCGGGCACGAGATGGCGAGAAGGCGCCTATCAGGCACCTGCCCCTTCTGCGGTAGCCCACCGGGAAAATCCTGCGTCGCCGTCGTCACTGAACCGAGAGGGACGTCCATCGGCGCGCATCTCTCGCGCGTGGCGTGGCCGGCGACCTCGTACAGAAAGCCTGAAAGTCCACACGCATGAAGGGCTTCATCGACGTCGCGCTCCCAGTCTCGTGGGTGGAGCCTGCCCGCTGGCGCAACCCGAAGAGGAGGTCTACCGAAGAGACTGAGGAGAAGAAGAAGATCTGGCTCGTCTTTCGCACCTGCAAGGCGCGGTGCCTCGCGTGCGGCGAGTGCGGTTATTTCTGGGGCCCGGACCACGACAAGCTCGCGGGGCAGCCCGCGCGGTTCGGGATCGCATGACACTGCGCCTGCTCCGAGGTCCACACCAGTGGGCGACCGTCCACGGCCGGCGCCGAGAATTATCCCAAGTCCGTGACGACGCCTGCGCGCACGGCAAGAGGCTCACCGAGCACTGTCCCTGGTGCTACGTAGAGACCCAGGAGTACAAGGACTCTCTGGTAGAGTCTCTGCGACGGAGGGTCGATTGACGACCAAGAAGCGCGACTCCTCGGATGCCCTGTACGCTCAAAGCGAGATGGGCAAGCTCAAGGCCGTCATCCGCCTGCTCGACGCGTTGCCAGGCCGCCACTCGGACTACGAGGCCCGCCAGCTCGCGGCGTTCCAGCGGATGCACGACGAGGTGGCGAGCGGCCAATTATCAAGGCTGTCCGAGAAGCAGCGCGCGTACCTCGACGGCGTCTGGGACAGGCTATCCAAGAGCGCGCAGACTATGGCTCAAAACACCAACAGCGAACAAGGCAAACGCGTCCTCACGCCCGCCGTGCTACGAAATTTACCCAAGAAGCCGCCCGGGAGAAGCTGATGAGCCCAGACCAAGTCAAGGATCGCGTGGCGCAGGAGTCGGCTTCCCTGCACAACAGCCGCATCCCAGCGCCGACCACGATCACGGCGATCGAGGCCCGCGTGGAGGAGGAGGTCAAGACTGCGGGCGGGACGAGGGCGAGTAGCGCCATCGCGCTCGACCCGCCCCAGCCCGACCAGACCAACGACTTCCGGGTCAAACCGCCGAAACCCTGCGAGGGGTGCGGCGGCCCCGCGCACGGGTCGGCCACGCAGGGCTACAACTGCGTCCGTGACCGGATGAGGGAGGCGCGCGTGGCGCTAGGGCAGAAAGGGCCCTTCGCGTGCGACGGCTGCGGCAAGTCACATGCCCACTTCGACCAGGTGGTAGCGTGCATGCGCGGCGCGCTCAAGAGAGCGCGCGAGCGCGAGGGCATCGGGGTTAGTAGAGCCCAGTTCGAGGAGAACCGAAGAAGCTCGGAGCACTTCGAGCGCACGCGGGGGAAGGGCAAGGCGCTGTGAGCGTGAGCGAATCCCCGCGAACCCGCGCGCCAGCGGGGTTTGCGGGATAGTGAATAGTAGAGAGTGCAAAATGAGCGTAAGCGACACCTTGCCACCCAGAGACTACGTGACGACGAGCGAGCTGCTCTCGCGTGCCAGAGACTGCCTTGCTGGCAAGAGCAAGTCCTACGTCTTGGATGCCACGCACTTCGCGAAAGCTCTGCTTTTACTCGAACCGGAACTTCAGTCAGGCGAGATAGAGATCGAGGTGGAGAGATGACGAGCAAACTGCGCTGCGACCACGAGGAATCCTTCTGGGCCGACGTCTACATGATAACTCTCAGTCACCACCCTGAGTGGAGCCCGAGAGAGGCCGCCGAGTTCGCGGACAAGAGCGTCGACGAGCTGCGCCAGAGGATGCCGTCGCACGCGGGGCTCGACTGCTCGGACACGGCTGCCGTGGAGAATCTGTCTTGAGAGAAGCGCCGCTGCTCGGGTCCCTGTACGTCATCACCTTCCCGTGCGGCGCCTACAAGGTCTACAGGGACGAGGACACGGCACTCTGCCAGGGACGCCTGCTCGCCGAACAGCGCAGCTGCTGCGCCCGCGGGCACGGCGCGTTCCGCCTCGAGCTCTGGTCGCCCGAGGCCGTACTCCGGAGCTTCACGGACAGCAAGCAGTCCGTGTCCGAGGAGTCGCAGAGCCGCCTGCGGATTGCCAGATGAAGAGCGTGCTCGCCCGACGCCACGACGCTCAAGAGGAGTTGCCAAGTACAACTCAAGAGAGAGTGCGACAAGATCTCCGTTTGAACGGCCTATGGACCTGGGGCGCTTTCACCGCGAAGAAGTGCCCCGAGTGCGGCTGCACGCCGGACGCGCCGTGCGCGGTCGTACTGCCTGAAGGATGCGGGGAAGCGGCGTGCGTGCCGGCGGGAGTCTTCTCTCGGACGTGTTCGAACTGCCCATGAGAACCCGAGAATCTCTCAGGTGGAAAGAGTACCCTCGGAGCGCCCCGCCGCCGTCAGACGATGCCGCCGCCGGCATCTGGTGCGCGCCGTGCAACATGCTGCTCATGCCATACGACAGCAAGGACACCGAGGCGATCATCACCGAGCACCTGCCGCACGGCGAGGCGTACCTCGCCACCGAGGAGCCGGACGGCAGCGTCACGAGGCGCGGGCGGATCAGGAGGATGCACTAGATGAATAACCGAAGTCAAAATCCCGCAAACCTACGGTTCGCGGGGATACGCGCGGAGGCGCCATGGGTGACACGCTGACGGTGCTGGTCGAGGCCGAAGTCGGCACAGCGCAGGAGGAGCGCTGGTGGCTGGAAGTAGAGCTCTTCATGAGCAAGGACTACCGGATGATGGGCTTTCTCTCGTCGGTGGCCGAGGAGGGCTGGCCGCGCGATAACCTGTCGCCGCAGGCCGAGTCTCGTCTAGCGAAAGACCTGGGCTTCGGCCGGCAGTGGTGTCCGCCCGAGGTCTTCCTCGAGTACGAGCGTGTCCTGGACGAGGCGAAAGACGCGGACGACTCGGAGAAGCGAAACTTCGCGCTCGTGCGCGCAGTGGTCGAGACCTACGAGGCGTTCAGCATGGGATGCCGGCTGCTCTTCGAGAGGCACTGAGTTGCCCGCCGCGCCAATCATTTTCTTGGACTTCGACGGCGTGCTCAACAGCCACGCTTGGTGGACTCGCAGGGGCCCGAGAAAGCCCTCCGACAGCGACTTCACCTACGAGATCGACAGGCAGGCCGTCGCGCTGCTCGACGAGGTCGTCCTTGCCACGGGGGCCCTCTGCGTAGTCTCGTCGTCCTGGCGGATCTTGCGGCCGCTTCACAAACTGCAGCGGGGCCTCAGAAGCGTCGGCTTCTCGGGCACCCTCATCGGCGTGACGCCGAACGTCTGGGACAGGAAGGGACGAGGCGAGGAGATCGAGAGGTGGCTCTCCTGGCAAGCTGTCCGCCCCGTCTTCGCCATCGTGGACGACGACTCGGACATGGACCCGCACAAGGACAGGCTCGTCCAGACGGACATCCGCGTCGGGCTGACGGCCGCGGACGCCGCGAGGCTCGTCGCGCTTCTCGGCGGCCGCACCAGCCTTGACTCTGGACCCCTTGTCAAGGTCTAATTCCCAAAACATGTCCGAGATGCCCAAGTGGATCGTCCCCGCAGCCGTGATCGGCATCGTGGGCGGGGGCCTGCTCTCGTACGCCGAGAGCCAGCGGATGATGGAGAGCGACGCGGACATCCGGCGCGTGGCGCACAGACCGAGGCGCGCGCCGTCGCCGAAGAAGAGCGTGCACAAAACCCGTATCCGAGAGCTCGTAGAGCCCTCCGAGCCGCTCCTGCGCGGCGGCCCCATGCGCGAGAGCATGCCACCGAAGAGTCTCCCCAACGCCGACCCCCGGCTCATCCCCGCACTGCGGGGCATGGGGTTCGGGCCGTCTGCGGCCATGATCGCGGCGAAGAAGCTGTCGGCCGTGCAGCGCGTTGCTCCAATCCAAGAACAAATCAAAGCTGCACTCGCTCACTTATCATGACCCGTAACTCCGGATTCGCTCGCTCATGAGAGACGATCTCCTAGCCAAGCTCGCAGAAATGATCGGCATGCCGGCATCCGAGCTCGCCGACATGCGCGTCCTCGGCGAGGGCCGAGGAAGCCTCAAGGCCTATCTTCAAGCACACCCGGACAAGACCCCACACTTCGCCAGCTTCTTCACCGGTCTCGCGGCCTCCCTCTGCGAGCAGGCCGGTGTCGACATCGAGGCGCGCATCGATGCGATCCGCAAGCACGCAAAAGAAACTCGATCTCAAGAGACGATACAGTGACCGAGACCTTCGCGCTATCCGACCTCGAGGACAACCTCAGACACGTCCTGCTTGACCTCGCAGCCGCGCCGAGGGCGCACCGGCCGTACGTCATCGTCCAGGATTCAGTCACCGGACGCTTCGTGCAGATGGCGACCTGTTCAAAGTGCGAGGAGTTCATCTTCGACGTGCCAGGCAAAGCCGACTTTCCCAAGACGGAGAACTGCATCATCGGGTCGATCTCCAGGCACGCCAAGAGCATCGACGAGCTTCTTCTCTGGTCGAGAAGCACGCTGTCGGGCCCCCTGCGCCTGCCGCCGGAGGCGACGCTCGAGATCCGGTTCGAGACGACGGAGGCCGGCAAGGATGGCTGAGACCTTGTACACTTGTGGAGTCTGCAAGAAGGAGTTCGTCGGACCACCACGTGGCGGATTCTTCACCAAGAGCGGAGAAGTCGTCACTTTGCTCGGGCGAGTGCACGATCAAAGGGCTCACCGAGCGAAAAGACATCGTCCCGCTCGCCGAGATGCAGCGCCTTCAGAGAACGAACTAGC